CTAGTCTCTGAACCTTCTATCTATTCCTAGATAGCTTGGCTGCTGATTAGCTTAGTTTCCCTTAGCCTTCCAGCAATTAACCCAAAGTTTACTTTTACATTACTGTAAAAGGCAGCCTCTGACTGTCATGAATGATAGCAATATCGAATGGTTCGTATTGTAGCATTTTAGATAGTACATCTTTTAGCATATTACGGTGATGGGTAGACATTTTTGCTATATCTGCAATAGATTTAATATAGTCTGCAATACGTACTGTAAGCATGTTACTATTTTCAAAATAATGCAATAGTAGGTCAAATGTTCCCATAAATTCAATAGGACCTTCTTTTAAAGAAGCTTCATGGTCTAAAGTGTATTGGTTCAAAAGATACAATACATAAGACATTTGAGCTTTATCATATTTCACACGTCTAATCATTTCTCTTGCGATATAAGAGTCTAGACTATGTGTAACGTTAGCTACATTAGAGAGTCCTTCTGATTGAGCCTCTTTCTCTTTTACTTTGAAATCATACTTTTCACCATCTACTTCCATTGTATAAGTCTTTTTAACTTCTACAGGACATACTACATGAAATCCATCTGGCATAATCCAATTTTGAGAGTCTACATTAGGATTCCATGTATCTAAAAGTACTTGTCTGAGTTCCCATGCACCAGTACACATATCATCCATAACATGATGAAAGGCTTCAATGTTATCTTTACCGAGTACTTGTACTGGTTTTAATTGAGAGCCATACAGACTAACCATAATTGCTTTCTTCAAGTGAGTACGGCTAATTTCTTTAGAACTTCCTGTTACTTCTTTGAAGCGTTTAAAGACTTCAGTATATAAGTCCATACGATGATTACCGAGTAATCCGGTTAATCCTAAACCAGATGCACAACGAGTAAGTGCTGACATAAGCTGTGAACCCGAACAGCAAGCATCTAGAGCTACACGGTATCCTGTTGGAATACCGTTTAATACATCTCTATATGCCATTAAACCAGCAAATGTTAATTCTGGTTCATCTGCTTGGTTTATTTTTACAAGCTCTTTAAGCTCTTCATTAGATGCATTTTTTACAATAGATTCTGGATACAATTCCATAGTCTTTTGAATGCGTACATCATAGTCTAATTTAGCAAAGCCTGAGTTATTAGCAATATCGATTTGTAAGTATTGTTTTCCAGTAAATAATTGCATAATTTATTCCTTATTTAAATGAACAACAGATAAATCTATCGTCTAAGTAACTTTCCATTAATAATTTAATGATTCTAAAATCAAGTTCACCAGCACCACATCCTACACGTGGAATAAGAATTGTATTCCATTCTGGATGTTTATCTGCAAGTTCTACTAACTGTTGTAGACTTCGTTCAATAATTTGAATATCTGCTTTAGCTAAGAAACCAGCAACTCTTTGTCCGATTCCCGCTTTGCAATGTTTTACAACATTAGAACCATCATTAATAACCATACTTGGTTTAACTGGAAACATTATTAAATCAGGTATGTCTTCCTTTACTTTAGGAAGTAAAGCTACATTATTTCCTAGTGTATTAATAAGATTTCCAATAATAAATGGTACTTCAGGAAGTGAATCTGCAACTTGTTTTGCAATACCTCTACCCATAACACAAGCACCATTATTTTTAACAAAACCGTTTGTTGTTATTACTAAAGCGTCACACTCTGTTTGTAACATGTCACATTTTAATTCTTTCATATTTATTCCTCAAAGAAGTTAATTTCATCAGTTACTTCTTGTTTATTTTTAAAGTTGAGTATAGCTTTACCATAGCTGTTGCTTTGGTAAGAGAGCATGTATCCTACACAATAAACACGTCCTCTTTTATCGTATTTATGGGTGAGATACATTTGGTTTTCTGAGTTATAGATTTCTGCTGCAGATTTGAATACAAGTTGTTCAAACTGTTCAAAAGCTTGAATACGTTTATTGTATTCTTCTGTAGTTTCATCTTTCATTTGGTCGATACCATTTGCTTTCTTAGGTGCATGCATATGTTTCCAACTATTGCGGTAAGTACGCATTAAGTCGATATTAATTTCATATGCTGTGTCGTTTAGTTTATTTAGAATTTCAGTACAAATATCTTTTGTATGATATTGTCCCCCTAACAATAGACTATCTGAACCAATAGTAAGATAACCGCTACCACGATTATTTCCTTTCTGGTTCACTGGTAATGGTTTAACAATCATTGGATTAACAAATCTAAATTGTTCCAATGTATGTTTTATTTCATCACTAAGTTCCCATTTATTATGAATTCTTGTATATCTATCTTTAGAGATATCCCATAATTCATAATCACATCCTATTTGAACTACTTGAGCAATATCTAAAGCTTGGTTTAGTTCTTCACGTTCAATTACCATTTCAATAAGCGTAGACATCGTTACTGTTTCTTGTTCAATAAGAATACAGAGTATTTCTAATGCTGTACTGATGGTATAGTTAAATTCTTTTCGTTCTTCTTCTGTAAAATCCGGTCTTTCTTCCTCTAATAAAGGTTGAAGACATGGTTCAAGAGCTTCACGAAGAATTTGTTTACGTTGACGTTTGTTATATTTGATTTCGAAGTATTTTTGTTTCTCAATCAAATCTACTGATTCTTTTACTCTAGTAACTCTTTCATAGAGTTCTGCATAATCTATTTGTTTGTCCATATCTTTTCCTTAATTAGATTAGAATAGATGAAAGGGCATTTCTGCCCTTATATTATTGGTTTACTTCTTCTATAGCTCTAAGCATAACAAGAGCCATTTGTTCAATACTTTCTGATGGTTCATCTTGTAGATTATTCCATAAGATTAGCGTTACTTTACCATTTGTTAATGGGAAGTAATCTGCCATACCACTTTCTGATGTAGCAAGATAAGTAAGTACATTTTTTGCATGATGCATACATTCAATCACTAAATTATAGTGACTAGCGTCTAATTCAGTACAATAAATATCATCACCGTCTTTAATTGCTACTTTACCTTCGTACACAATAACACTTTGATATTGTTTAGCAGGCTGTACTTTACCAAAATTACTTGGTCTATTCTGGTTCAAAAAATCCATAGCCATGCTAGGCTGTTGTAAGAATTTTTGAGCCTCTGACATTGGTTCAGCAATTTCTTTGATTTCTTGGTTCAAAGTATTTAAACCACATGCTGTAGCAGAAATTCCTGTATTTACTAAGCCTAATACACCGTCTACAACACCTGTTGCATTACGAATAACATTTCCTAACATAATATTCTCCAGTATGTTTCTAATAAAAAATAAAACCCACTGTTGCCAGTGGGTCTTGTATTATTTACCGAATGATGCACGGCGAGCATTAGCGTCTTTTGGCGTAGAGACAATATCTGCTTTGTGCATATCTTTGTGCACGAATTGTACTTCTAAGTTAGCTAGATAGCCTAATTCGTGGTCTTCAGGGATTTCTTTGTTTACTACACTTTGTCCTTCTGGAACTTCAGAGAACAATGCAACAATATCTTCACCTAATAAGATTTGGTCTTGAATGAATTCTAACCATTCTTCTGGTGAGTTTTTAGAGCAGTTTTTACTAACACGCTCAATACCTTGTTGAATATTATCAGCAGTAATGAACAATGGAATGTTCACGAAGCGTTCAACTGCGTCTTCGCCTTCACCATAGGTTTTACGGAAACCTAAATTGATAAAGAATTCGCTTTGTTTGCGGTCTTCATTTGTTTTTGCTGTTACTGTTGCTGATTTTTTAGGGAAGATTGTTTTAGACATAATAAATTTCCTTCTGTTAAGTTGTTTGAAAAGTTGTTTAAAGTTATTGGCTATCGCCAAAAATAAAAGCTCGAACGTAAGTGAGAGCAAGAGCGATGAAATCGCTCAAACACTATAAATTTACGCTCGATGCTTGTTCGAAGAGAGATTGGAGAGCCTAGAATGGAACTCCAACCTCGTTTACAAATACCTCGTCTGAGACATTTGTTGTGACTTGCATAGCACAAAAGTATTTATGGTTCTTATAGAACTTTAACCATTGTGCACCTTTATGGATTACACCTTCATAAGTGCAATCTTTCATCAATTCTGCAAGAGCCTTTTGATTCTCACAATGTATATTGATTTTTGTTGGTTCTTTCTTTTTAGCCATTGTTATTCTCCATTAAATCACTGTAATCATACTTGCACTGATGTACTTCATAAGCTGTATCAGTACCATCACATAATTGAGCTACACCTAGCTCGTAATCAATCGCATAAGAGATACGTTTAGGCATATCTGCTTTTGCACCAATAGCGATTGTTGTTAATAAAGCCACAATAACTACTGCAATGCTGTGACCTAATCCAATAGCATTAATCATCTTATTCATCATTGTCCTTCGTATATCTATCTAAAAAATCATAAAGGTCAAAGTTTTCTGAGTTCATAATATTTCCTCCAAACGGATGTTTATTGTTAATAAAAAGTTTAATAAAGAGCACCTATATTTGGACAGAACGAACGTTCTAAATATGTATAGATGAGAAGGTATACAGATGAGAGATGCTCTTGGTTAAACCCATAAATAAAAGCTCTAGCGTAAGCTAGAGCATATAATGTTAATACCTTGCACTATATCCATATACACTACGTTGTTGTAGTTTCTTACGCATAGCTACAAGAGTAGAAATAGGATACTTTTGTTCAGGGTCTAACTTAGTACCAAAAGTACGATTGTAATCAGTTACAAGACGGTAATTAACTTGTTCCATAATAGTCCTCCAATATTGTTATATCATATATAAATACTACGAACGAAGTGAGTAGTAATAAGGTATTATATAACCTTAAAATGCCCCATTAGACTATAAGAGAGATATTATTATAATCTTTAGAATATAGAGTATTAGTGTATTAAAGATATAACACACTAAAATAGAGCATATAAGGACTATTTTTATAAAGATGATAGATTGTATTAATCTTTATTAAAGTCCATTAGAACGCTATTTAGAGAGTATTATGACTATGTATATTTTTATAGTATAGTTTTATACATTTCTTTTGTGAGTATAGTTATGATAGGTTATAAGTTATAAAGTATTATGTTTTACAATGATAAAATTGTAGTGTAAGTTAAAAAAAGTTTATGATTTTATTACATTTTTTACTAGAAATACTCTAATAAATTCCACTATTTGACTTTTAATGTTTTTTATGCTACTTTTGCAACGCAACTTGAGTTGCTTGAATGCAAGCATTCAGACAACGTCAAGTAAGGTAGCAAAAGTGCAAAATAAATCTTATTTATTTGTATGTCTATACAGTGTATATCTGGTGTATGTATAGTGTATGTATAGTGTATATAGTGTTTATTTAGTGTAATAAAAAATATAAAGGGACTATAAAAGTCCCTTATTTATTATAGTGAATCCATGAAAGAAGATACTTTATCTTTCATTTCTTCTACTGATGTGAAACCAGTAGACTTAGCAGTTTCTTGCACATCTTTATAGATTTCAGCATGTAACTGTAATGTTTTAGCTTTTTGTACTTTTTCATCTAATCTGCGAGTAACAGCAGTCTCAACTAAAGTAAGTGAACCAACAAAAGTACGAGATGCTGAATCAACAGAAGCAGCTACACCAGTAGCGATAGAACGAACTGCGGTATTAAGACCAAACATAATAATCTCCTATAGTATACTAAGTTAAAATGGCAGAATTGCCAGAGATAAAAGCTACGAGGAACGAGTAGCGTAAGTGTAAGAAGTTTACATAGGGGGGGGGGGATACTACACAAGAGGGAATC